GATCGTAAGAGACGACAACGAGAAAATGCTGTGCAAGACGCTCTCGAGACCCTACTAGGAGATGGTAATAACCCAGGCCTAGTAGACCCAGTGGCTGAAGCACTTGCTTTGGCTTTAACATCTAAAGTTCTCCCCACAACGTATTATAGTACCATAGAGGGCGGAGAATATTTAGAAAGTTTGATCTTGGATGGCGGGAATATACAAGACAACAGAAAGGCTAGAAGAAGTAATCTCGCCCAACAGCTTCTTCACCAGCAGATGGTTAACGCTCAATATGAGTTAAACCAACAGGAGACGAAATGATGTATAAATTAATCGTGCCCCTTGCAACATCTTTACTAGCAACAGGCGCCTTCGCAAGTACAGAGATTATCGGTAACGTAGATTCTAAGTGTATTATTATATCTGAAACACCAGGAGTATATGGTAACCCTAATCCTTACCAACTTACTACAACACCTACATCAGGTGGAGTAAAGCCTATTATTCGTTATGATGTATTGGTTGCAGACTATTATAAAGCTGTGATCGATCATCCCGTTGAGTTTAGTTCAGCACCTTCTCTCGACGACGTAGTTAACTGGACTGGGGATGTAACAGTTTCTGAAGTATCTGACACTAATATGTCAGATTATGATACGAATAAAGTCGAATACAATAATTCACACGAATATGAATTAACTGTTTCTGGTAGTACCTGGTTTACGGTGGCTTCTACAGCAGATTACGGTTCTACAAAATCTTTTCCAGCAGGAACATACACTGCTGTAGTGGAGGCTGAGTGCATTCCACTTTAAAATGTTTTGTAGTATTTTTCCTGTTGGCAGCGAGTGGGTCCCTTTGGGCCCATGAGCTTTTGCCAACATATCCGAAACTCGAACAATCATACGTTCCAAATGTTTATCAAACAACAGTAAAAATGTGGAATGGAAGAGTAGATGTCGAGTATTATAAAGTAGAGGTAACTGATTCCGAATGGAATCCGGTACCTTTCATAACCAACGAGCGAACGTTTAGATTAAAATATATGGAAAGAAAGGATATCGAGATCTTTATCCCCTTTGATGCTAAAGCTACGTATATATGTACTAGATCTATGTTAGAAGCGGGTAACCCACAAAAGAGTGTGATATCATCTAAGGTTTGTTCAAAAATTAAGTGAGGTCTTCCGTGAAAGGAAGAAAAGTATACATAGGACTAGGCATTACAGCCTGGGTATTTTTAAGTTTTTTATTACTGTTTGCGCCAAGTGTTTATGGACAGTCTGTAAATTTGCAAATGCCCCAAGCTCCGCAGAGCTATCAGTCGGATCGATTTCGTCATGGAGACATGGACTGTTCGAACGCTATAGGCTCTTCGACAAACCTTGAGTTTGGAGTATTGGGAATTTTAGATGAATCAGACTATAATCAATTGTCCCCTACTTATAACGGGGGCGGAGGTTCTGATGTAGGAGTGTACGCTCGAATCACGATACCTCTTGATAAACCCAAGGAGCGAATTAACTGTAACACTCTGTACAAACTAGCTTTAGAAAGAGAAAGGCTAGAAGTGCAAAGGCTGAAAGCAGAGGTACAAAACCTCAGAGCGCTTCAGTTTGAAAATGATAAGTAAATGGCGGAGTTTGAATTTGCAGGAATGACATTTAAAGGTGGGAAGATGGCAGTAATATTAACTGCTCTTTCTACGTTGGGCGGCGCCTCTTGGGCAGGATTTGAGTTTTATAAAGACTACATGGATATGCGAGAAATTGTTCAGAATATCGATGTGTCCGCTATAGATGCTCGAAATGCTGTGATTGAAACCAAGCTTGATGAAGCCATAGATTACACAAGAGACATTAAAAACAGTCTCAAGGATGACATTACGCGTATAGAACGAGTATCAGACAATGCTTCTAATCGCGTAAAAGACATTCAAGAAGATATTGATGAAAGGCTACGAGAAGTCTCTTCTCTTACTCGAGAAACTGAGAAAGACGTTAGGGACACAATGCGAGATCTTGAAGACCGTATAGACGGTAAAATGGACAAGCTTGAGACAGACCTAGAAGATAAATTACAAAAGGCGCTCGATAATCCTCTTGCAGACTAATGGTAGAAAAGGAGGAGATCTTTGAGAGAAGAAGTTTTAAACGAGACTTTATATTTGTATGCTCTGTAGGCTTTAATGTGGGATTAGTATTAGGGCTTCTCATCTATTTATAACCTAGTTAAAAAAATTTCTTGACATTTTAATCAATGTGCTCTATAATATAATTTATATTCAGCACAGTACTGCATGGAGAAAGTTATGAGAAAATGTAGAAAGTGCGGCCACGACTGTCATTGTGGCAAAGACTGTGAAAAGTGCATTAACGAAGTCTGTTATGATTGTGCTTGCGACGAGGAGATAATTGATGTTTGAGAATAAAGGAATGTGGTACGCCCACGACCCAAAGCGAGGAAAAAAAGCCTTTGCAACTAAAGAAGAGGCAGAGGCTTACGAAAACGGAACCGAGAAGCTGAATAAGCTCCAAGAGGATAGCAGAGCTAACTGGTATGGAGAAGCAGATCATGGCGGCGAAGAGGAAGAGAAAGTCGACGAAGAAGAAGCCAGTTCCGACGAATAAAAAACTTTACGCAAGAGTGAAGGCACAGACAAAGAGAAAATTTGCTGTATATCCTTCAGCTTATGCGAATGGATGGCTTGTAAAGACTTACAAAGCCAAGGGCGGTAAATACCGCATGGGGAGCAAGTAATGCCAGCAGGTAAAGGAACTTACGGAAAGAAAAGAGGACGTCCAGCTAAAAAGGGAAAGGGTAAAAAGAAGTCTATGGGTGGTTTAACCGCTGCTCAAAAGAAACTTCCACCCGCACTTCAAAAAGCACTAATGAAAAAGAAAGGTAAAAAGAAGAAGTGACCTTCTAAGCGTTAGTCCGGGAGACTATAATGGCAGGAGTAAAACCACCAGGTGGATTAACAAAGTGGTTTGGAGAAAAGTGGGTTGATATCTCCCGTCCTAAAAAGGGCGGGGGTTTCGAAAAATGCGGAAGAAGTAAGTCGGGTAAAAAGAAATATCCAAAATGTGTCCCAGCTTCTAAAGCCGCTTCTATGACTCCAGCACAAAGAAAGTCCGCAATTCGTCGTAAAAGAGCCGCCGGTAATTCAGGAGGCAAGCCAACGAACGTAAGTACGTTTGCGAAGAGGAAGAGACGTGGCAGCAAAAAGAAAAAGCGTTAGGAAAAAACATCCAGCAGTAAAAAGAGCCAAGGTAGCGGGGTTTAATAAACCTAAACGCACACCCGGTCATGCAAAGAAGTCACATATCGTAGTAGCTAAGGTTGGTACTAAGATTAAAACAATTCGTTTCGGCCAGCAGGGAGCTAAGACGGCAGGGAAGCCCAAGGCCGGCGAGTCGGAAGCAATGAGAAAAAAGCGAGCTTCTTTCAAGGCTCGTCATGCGAAGAATATCGCAAAGGGTAAAATGAGCGCAGCTTATTGGGCCGATAAGGTGAAATGGTAGTGTTTGATTTAGAAGTATCTCATATTAATAAAACATGGAAGTATAAATACGATAAAGAGCAGTATAAAGTGTCTGATCATTGGAGAATAATGAAAGAAGCTCCTTATGTTGGAGATTGCGAAGACTACTCTCTTACAGTATTGTACTTAATTAGCGAAAAATCATGGCTTAAGTTTTGGTTACATTTATTTACTTTTAAAGCAAAAATTTGTTTTGTAACCACACACACTGGAGGTGGCCATGCTGTACTTAAGTTTGGTAAATTGTATATTGATAACTGGAGCAAAAAGTTTGTCTCCAAACGAGAAATGGAAAAGCTCGGACACAGATTTCATCCTTGGAGATTCCTACCCACTACGGTAGCAATCAAGATGCTTATAGCAAAACTGAGAGGCTAACATGGAAGAGAAGTTTCATCCAGCAGATACAAATGGAGACGGAGAAGTTACTCCAGAAGAGCAGGCAATGTACCTCGAGTTTAAGAGAAAAGAACTTGAAGACAAGGATGCTCAACGCGATGCAATTCGTAAAATGGCTTGGTTTTCTTTAGGAGGATTATTACTTTATCCTTTTGGAATTTTCTTAACCTCTCTATTTGCATTAGATCAAGCAGCAAATTTAATTGCTGACATAGCACCAACTTATTTTGCTTCAATCGCAGTCCTTGTGTCTGCATTCTTTGCAGCAGATGCCGTAGGGAGTAAGAAGTAAAATGGAAAAACTCAACCCTAGCAAGGACACAAAACATATTCTTGCCTTTGTAGAGGAATACAAAAAAAGTATTCGCCAAAAAGAACCGGAAGATACAGAAAATCTAACAGAAATGGAATACTGTAGACGGTATAGTAAAACGAGATCAATGGGACAAGATTAGATGAGTATTCAAATAAGCAGGCAAGATATAGTGTCAGATTACTTATTCGACTATGTTCAAGAGGATAGATACTTAAAACTCCAAGTAGAACCGTATATGGAACTACTTGGGATTGAACCCTTGCCCTCCCAGGTAGCAATTATTAATGCTATTAATAATCCTAAGTATCGATTTGTATGCGCTGCACTTTCTCGTAGACAGGGGAAGACATATATTGCAAATATTATCGGACAGCTAGTATCGTTGGTTCCTGGGTCTAATATTTTAATTATGTCTCCCAATTACTCTCTTTCACAAATTTCTTTCGATCTACAAAGAAACTTAATCAAACACTTTGATTTAGAAGTCACAAAAGACAACGCAAAAGATAAAGTAATAGAACTATCCAACGGCTCCACTATACGTATGGGTTCGGTTAATCAAGTAGACTCTTGTGTAGGTAGATCATATGATTTAATTATCTTTGATGAGGCAGCACTTGCAGACGGAAAGGATGCTTTCAATGTAGCACTTCGCCCCACCCTAGATAAAGGTAACTCAAAAGCAATTTTTATTTCCACACCACGAGGACGTAATAACTGGTTCTCAGAATTTTTTGATAGAGGGTTTATAGATGACTTTCCCGAATGGATTTCAATTAAGGCAACATATAAAGATAACCCACGAATATCTGAAAATGACATTATGGAAGCTAGAAAATCTATGTCAGAAGCTGAGTTCAGACAGGAATATGAAGCTGACTTTAACATCTATGAAGGACAAGTTTGGAACTTTGATCACCAAAAATGCGTTATTAACTGTGACGGAATGGAAACTCACCAGATGGATGTTTTTGCTGGTTTGGATGTGGGTTACAGAGATCCTACCGCATTCTGTGTTATCGGATATGACTGGGACGAACAAAAATACTACTTACTAGACGAGTACTTAGATGCTGAAAAAACTACAGAGCACCATGCAAGGGAAATACAAACTTTGGTTGACAAGTGGAATATTGATTATATTTATATTGATTCTGCTGCTCAGCAAACTCGATTTGACTTTGCACAAAATTATGACCTTAGTACCATCAACGCTAAAAAATCCGTACTTGATGGAATTGCACATGTAGCAGGAATCGTAGATAACGATAGCCTATTTGTTAACCAGAAATGCTCAGAGACTCTGATGGCACTAGATCAGTACCAGTGGGACTCAAATCGCAACCTAACAAAAGAAAAGCCAAAACATAATAGAGCATCGCACATGGCGGATGCTTTACGATATGCACTATACTCATTTGAAACAAGTAACAGTGGGTTTTAATGACACCTAGTTAAAAATAGTATTTGACATAACACCTCAAATTAGATATACTTTCGGTAATACAAAATGGATTTGAAAAGAGACATCGTAAAATACATAAGAGATAAAGCAAAAAATAAATATGAAAAAGGCACTGAATGTTATATTTGCGGTGAAAAAAAGCAACTAGACTTTCACCATTTTTATACGCTAAGTCCCTTGGTACATACTTATGTTAAAAAGAATAAGTTACTACCAGAGAATATTTTATCTTTTAGAGACGAATTCATAGAAGAACACTGGGCAGAATTATACGAACATACAATTACCTTGTGTCATGCGCATCATTTGCAGTTACACAAAGTCTATGGCAGAAACCCCGGGCTTGGAACCGCAAAGAAGCAAGAAAATTGGGTAGAGATTCAAAGAGAAAAACATGGCATGGTATGATAACATTTTAGGACGTAAGCCGCAAGATTTAGAAGAAAAACTAAATCCTGCTCAGTCGTATTTTGATCATAAGACCGAGCATTCTCGAGAGTCTACTTTCCGCTATGAAAAGGCATACGAAGACTTAGAAATCGTTAATAGAGGTGTAAACCTTATAGTGGACGACGCAGCAGAGATTCCAATCGCTGTTGGTCCTCAGATACAGAATTTATCGAGTGTGGTAAAAGGGATTAAGAGATCGCGAGTCTCTCTTCTCCTAAATAAAGAACCAAATCCGTTTCAAGATATTAGCACGTTTCGTCGCAATCTTGTAACTGATTATTTATTAGACGGCAATATTTTTGTGTACTTTGACGGAGTACATCTCTATCACTTGCCTTCTAGTAAAATGGTTATTCATGCTAGTGATAGCACTTATATTGAAAAGTTTACTTTTAATGAAAGGATTGACTATAAGCCTAGTGAAATTATTCACGTTAAAGACAATTCCTTTTACTCAATTTATCGAGGTATTTCTAGACTAAAGCCCGCCCTTCGTACAATGATTCTCATGAAAAGAATGAGGGACTTTCAAGATAACTTTTTCAAGAACGGAGCCGTTCCAGGACTAGTACTCAAAAGCCCCAACACTTTATCGGAAAAAATTAAGGAAAGGATGTTACAGTCTTGGAGCATTCGATATAAGCCAGATGCAGGCGGAAGACGACCACTTATTCTTGATGGTGGAATAGAAATAGATTCTTTCGCGAATGTAAACTTTAAAGAATTAGACTTCCAGAGTGCAATTTCAGAAAATGAAAAGATTATTTTAAAAGCGCTTGGCGTTCCACCTATAATGTTGGACTCTGGAAATAACGCAAATATTCGACCTAATATGCGAATGTATTATTTAGAAACAATTTTACCTATTGTTCGTAAAATGAATTATTCATTCGAAAGATTTTTTGGGTTTGAATTAAAAGAGGATGTTACCGAAATCCCCGCTCTTCAGCCGGAGCTAAGAGATCAATCTCAGTACTATACTTCATTAGTAAATGCTGGGGTTATTACTCCAAACGAAGCAAGGGGCCATTTAGGGTTTGACCCAGTAGAAGGGTACGACGAACTTCGAGTACCTGCAAACATTGCAGGTAGCGCAGCAAACCCAGATGAAGGCGGTAGACCAGAAGAAGGAGAAGAAGAAGATGGCTAGATTACGAGTGAGAAATCAAATCTTGCAAGCAATAGGTATGTTTATGCTTGAGAAAGGAAAAGTCCTTGAAAAGCATGATTACGATCAATGCGGAAGTGATGTTCCCATTCGTTCCGGTATGGCACTCAACCATTTTGGTAGTTGGTCCAGACTGTTACAAACACTTGAAGGAAGCTTTCCTGATGTGTGGGCAGAGATTAAGAGGGCAGAGAACCCTCCACCCCCTCCACCCAAGCCTAAGCCAAAGCCCGCTCCTAAAGCTGCGCCTAAGCCAAAGCCTGCTCCAGTAGTACAGAGCAAAGACGAGAACTAATATGGAAAAAATATTCAATCTAACGTCTACTTTTAAATCACACGCTTCTGAAGATGGAAGTGTAATGATTCGCGGTATGGCAAGTACGTCTGATTTTGATCGTGCAGGAGATTCTATCTCTGGTGAAGCATGGGCAAAAGGAGGACTTAAAAATTTCGAAAAGAACCCTATTATTCTTTTCAATCACGACTATGATCGACCAATCGGTCGAGCTACAGGCCTTAAAGTAACAGAGAATGGCCTGGAGTTAGAAGCAAAGATTAGCAAGTCAGCACCTGCTAATGTTTGTGAACTGGTTAAAGAAGGTATCCTTGGGGCTTTTTCTGTTGGTTTCCGAGTCAAGGATGCTGATTATATCACGGAAACTGACGGACTAAAGATTAAGGACGCTGAGTTGTTTGAAGTATCGGTTGTATCCGTTCCTTGCAATCAAGCAGCAACTTTCTCTCTGGCGAAATCTTTTGACTCGATTGATGAGTACGAAGAATTCAAAAAAACTTTCATTAATAGTGTCGAACTAGCCGAGCCGTCTCTGGCTAAGGATGAAAAATCATTACTAGCTAGTGACGCACCGGATGGGGCTATTGCCCAAAAGGAGACAAAAATGTCGGAAGGAACACAAACTCCCGAAGTCGACTTGGAAGCTTTTGCTAAGAAGGTAGCAGAGGAAACTGCTGCAAAGATTGCAATGAAGCAAGCCGAGCAAAAAGCAGCTGAAGTAAAAGCTGTACAAGAAGCTGAAGAAAAAGCAACTGCAGACGCAGAAGCTAAAGCTCTTCAAGCTGAAGAAGTTAAATCAGCAATTAAAACTGGTGTTGAGTCAGGTGCTGAGCGACTTCTTGCAGATATGCAAGAAAAACTTACTGCTAAAGAAGCAGACATGGGTGAAATTCTTGCGCAATATAAGAAGGATCTTGAAGAGAAGTCTGAAGAGATCTCTAAAATGCGTGAATCCAAGCGTGTATTCTCTGATCGTGCAGAGAAGTCTGACATCAGCAAGTGGGGCCAAGATTTCTTGAACGCTCACATGTTGGGTGTTATGACTCAGAAAGGTTGGAATACTGACTTTGCTGGCGATATCCAAGAGAAAGCTGGTATCGATTATGCAAGCAACGCTGCAGATATCGACCAGGAAGTATCTCGTTTGATCGAGAAGGAAATCATGAATGAGCTGAAAGTAGCTCGTATGTTCCGTGAAGTTCCTGTAAACGGTAAGTCTACAGTTCTTCCTATCCAGGTAGATGTTGACCCAGCTGCATGGGCAACTAACGCTACTTCTGGTAACTTGGAAAATCGTGGCGCATCAAACGCTACTTACCAGCCTAAGCAAGTTATCTTGAACGCTTATCGCTTGATCTCAAGCACGTTCATGGATAACGAAGTTGACGAGCAAGTACTTGTTAACTTGATGCCTATGTTGGTCGAAGGTGTTGCTCGTGCACACGGTCGTGCAGTAGAAGCCGCTATCCTTAATGGTAACGGTACTATTTCTGGCCTTGACGGACACGGTGCAATCGCTACAGCTAAGCACGACATTGATGGTGCTTCATTAGCTTCAGGCAACTTCTCTACCATGACTGGTGCTCAACTTCTTGCAGCACGTAAGGAAATGGGTAAGTACGGTCTGAACCCTTCTGATGTTACTTTCATCGTAAGCCAGAATATGTACTACGATCTGTTGAGTGACTCTGCATTCCAGAGCCTTGACGAAGTAGGTACTGAACTCGCTATCAAGGTAACTGGTACTGTTGGAGCCGTCTTCGGTTCTCCAGTAATTGTTTCTGAAGAGTTCGCGGCAGAAGGTGCAGGCGTACCAGTAGCATATGCAGTATATGCACGTAACTACGTGATCCCACGACTCCGCGGTGTAACCGTTGAGCAGGATTACGAAGTAATGAATCAGCGTCGTGTAATCGTTGCTACCCAGTCTCTGGGCTTCAACGAGATCGTCGCAGGTGCAGGCACAGATCAGCCTTGTATCAAGATCGATTCAGTAGCTTAATAACAGCTAGAGACTGAGGGGAAGGGCAACCTTCCCCAAGGTTTTTATTAATGGACTTATGGCAAATTTAATCACATTAGCGGAATATAAAGAGTCAGAGGGAATCTCATCTCCTAAAGAGGATTTGCGATTAAACTCGCTTATTCCATCCGTGAGTCAATTAGTAAAAACCTATTGTGGTAATAGCTTAGTAGATTTTTATTCTTCTAATAAAACAGAAACATTTAATATTACTTGGAATACCCATGCAGTTCAGTTAACGGAAACTCCAGTTAACTCTATTGTAAGCGTAAAGGAAAGGTCTTCTTATGCCTCTACTTATGAAACTCTCACCACTACGGATCATCAATACTATTTTGATTATAACACTGATAGTATCCTACGAACTACTAGTGGAGGTGGATATAATTTTTGGCCTAAAGGCCCAGCAGCTGTAGAAGTAGTTTATACAGCAGGGTATGCAAGTACTCCTGCAGATCTTAAATTAGCTGTAATTGATTTGGTTACTTACTACTTAAAGGACGAACACAAAGAGCGAAGAACTCTTGGGGGCGCTAGTATCCAGAATCAAAGCTCTACAAGTCAAAGTAACAATGTAGCTTTTCCAGACCACATTAAGCGAGTTTTAGACTTGTATAAAAACTATTAATGAGTATTGCCGATCAACAAAAGTTCATAACTGATTTAGATAAAAAGCTGCAAAGAAAAGTAGCTGCCTATCGAAGAAGAAAAGCTAATCGTCAATCTCATGTATTTGTTGTAAGTGAATTTGCTCTTAAAAGAGGTGTGACTGATACCCTTAAAAGGGGTTTAGCAGGCGAAAAGAATGCTAGTAAAACTATAACTAAAGTTTTAGCAGAAGTAGATATTAAAAAAACTATTCGAGAGATCGCAATAAATGCTCGAAGACGAATTGAAAATGATAGTGTAGTAGTTGGTAGAGTAACTAAAGATACTCCTGAAAAGTTTGTAGCATACTTTAGTGCTACACAGCAGGATAATGGTAATTTTAGAAACGTATATAAGCAAGTGTATACAAGCTATAACAGTATACTTGATAAGTTTGCAGAAGAAGTTTCCGAAGCGTCAATAAAAGTTGCTGGAGAGTCTTTTGGAGATAAAGCAAAGAATTACTTTGCACTAGAGCACAGCGAGTTTGAAGGAATAGCAGAATCCCACGTAAAAGATTCTATAGTAGAATCCTTAGAGGGAGTCAGCGGAATAGAGTACCAAGATGTACTAGCTTGGTTAGATGCAAGTGATATTGATCTGCGTATTGTTAGAGATACTAAGACAGACAAAATGGTAGTATTTATTGGTTCTAAGTATGGAAACATAGAAGAAGGTTTCGCAACAAAAGGACGTAAGAAAGAGCTAAGAGAACTAGTAGATGGGGCCAATAAAATACTGACGGAAGAGGGAACAAGAATACTGAATCTTCCTGGCTCAGATAGTTTTGTAGATATTAAGCGAAAAAAGTTATTGAAAAAAGTAACAAGTGATTTTGCAAAAACAAAAAATGTAGCAATAACTCTAGATGAAAATGTTAATGTAAAGGGTAAAAAAACACAAACAAAACAGCCCATAAAGAAACGAAAGTCTAGAAATGTTGTACAGTCAGGTTTAAAGAAAGGCGGTGGAGCAGCTTTAGCTAGTACCCAAAAACGAAAAGTAAAAAAGGGTGTTGCTTCCTCCCCTTTAAAGTTATTAGCTCTTATAAATCAAAAGCTACCAAGAACGGTTGCTAAAAATATGGGAGACCCGGCTTTAAACTATAGATCGGGAAGATTTGCAAGCAGTACACGAGTTACAGATGTAGTTAATACCCAGAAAGGTTTCCCGAGTATTGGGTATACTTATCAAAAGGATCCCTATTCTGTATTTGAAAGTACTAGTGGATCAAGATTCTCTAGCATAGATAGAGACCCCAGGGTACTTATTGATAGATCTATAAGAGAAATAGCCTCAGAACTAGCACTAGGAAGATTTTATACTAGGAGAGTATAATGGTAGCAAGAACATACACATCTAGGCGTGCGAATATTTTAGACGCTCTAGTAGAAGTATTAAAAACCATTGACGGCTCTGGTGCAATGCTCCAAGATGTGGCTAACAATGTTCATCCCTTTCTAAAGTTTTGGGATGAAGTAGAAGAGTTTCCTGCTATACACTTAAATGCAGGAAGTGAAACAAGAGAATATCAAGGTGGAGGGTACAAAGATCGTTTTCTATCCATAACAATTCGTTGTTACGTAAATGAAGAAAATGCTCAAAATGCACTTAACGCCTTAATGGAAGATGTTGAAACAGTAATTGAAGAAAACTCGAATCTACAATATTCGGATCCTCAAAATAATCTGTTCAATGTACAACAAATCACTGTAGTTAGTATAGATACTGATGAAGGTGTATTAGAACCTCTCGGAGTTGGAGAAATTTTAGTTGAGGTTCGTTATTAGAAAATTCTGGCACGAACAAACGTTCACGTCCAAGTCTTTTCAAGGAACATAGGAGAAAACTATGGCACAACAACTATATTTTAGTCGCGACTCGAAAATGTACATCGAGTTTGATGGTTATGTATGGGAAGTACCTGTTTTGGACGGATTCAGTTTCTCTCAGGCTACTAACTCAAGTGAGATTACGTTGGCAGAAATGGAATCTTCCGCAGGTGTATCACGACGTGGAC